CTTAAAAAAGATATTAAAAATGTTGAAGATTTGAATGAAGCAGGTTTGATATCATTCTTGTTATACAAAGAACTTATAGGCGACATTGAGTTGCTTTAGGAGAGCTAATGGCCAGAAACATCTCACATGAAGAAGCCGTCATGCTGGGCCGCCTCACTCTTTTGATGGGCAAAGAAAACATGTCTTCACGGGATGTGGACTCTGCGAATGAATTGATGAAGCAAGTGAACACGAGTTCAAACCGAGATGAGTTGATGTCATTGCTTGGCGATTCTTTGAAGGGTTCTCCTGGAGAATTTCGTGACTTTGCTGGTGATACAACGTTTCCTGGACCAAGTGGGTATTCGCCCCCTAAGAATCCGGAACCTGTTTATGACCAACTGGACCGGCAGATGAAGCAAAAAGCGGAAGACGCGATGATCGATCGCGAGGTTCAGTTCCAACCAAGCGATATTAACAAAACTCTTGGATATGCCTCAGTGGTTCCGACTATGGAAGACCGAGAAGAAGTCTCCATTGGCGGTCAGACCTACATGCTTCCGAGTGACCCAGTCGCACGAGAAAGGTATCGAAAGTCTTTGATGCAGCAACAAGCTCAAAAAGACATGATGGCTGCAGGCGCTTCCATGCCCAAAGGCAGAGGCAAAATTGACTCCGTAAACGTGTCTTCAATGCTTGCCGATATGCGCAGCCGCCCATTGTATGATGAAGGTTTTAGGACTGGTCTTGAGGCAGTTTATCACTCCGGGCCCCTGACTCTTGATAAACTCAGAACAATGACTGGCCCTGAATTGTCTGAAGATGCTGATCGTTTTCGGTCTTATGTTTCATCTGAAATGCCTTCCGGTCGTTTTGATGCGGATCCTCAAATGATTAAAGAGCTTGGATATAGAGAAGCTCTTGAAGCTACTGAGCAAAAAATGATGCAACAACAAAAAGATCGAGTTCTCACAGAAGGGATCTCTTTTATGCCGGCTGCCGAAGAAATCACTATTGACGATACAGGAATGTAAAATGGATTCAGACACTAAGCGACGTATGGAGGCCTTGTCTAAGGCCAAGGGTATTGTCACTAAACGATATCGAAATCCATCGATGCAGAACAACAGCCTTTCAGGTAATGTTGAGTCTGAACTTGGTTCGCCATCAACGCCAACATCAGGTGATCGTGAGCGAGCAAAGGATGCCCTCAAAACGTTCTTGAATCGAAAAGGGTTGGATGGCCTTCCTCGCCTCAGTGAAAAGGGTGGACCAGGCATGAAGTATAAAGAAACGGGTGGCCCAAAAGAAGACCTTGATGAGATCTCAGGTCAACTGACCAAAGCGTCCAAACTTCACGCTCGACAATCCAAACGTGTTGGCAAGATCGCCAATAAGATGAAGTAACGATGGCTCAGTCTGCAGAAGGATTATTGAAGGCCGGGATGAAGACCAACAAGCCTCGCCGAATCCGAAAGGGTGAACCGGGGTATGGCAAAAAAAAATTCGTTGTAGTTGCGAGTCACGGCGGGAAAAAACGAGTCGTTCGGTTCGGTGATGCCAAAATGGCGATTCGTCGAGACAACCCTAAGGCACGGAAAAACTTTCGGTCTCGCCATGGTTGCGACAAGGCCGGAGCGAAGAACAAACTGACTGCAAAGTACTGGTCTTGCTACCAGTGGCGCGCTGGTTCAAAGGTGAAGGGATAATGCACGAAAACTTTCTGATGCGAAACATGCAAGAGACTGGCCAACCAGACTCCTGCCCTCGTGCAACCAAAGACCTTGATTTGAATTTGAAAAATCGACAGGATGCGTTGGACACGAAGATGTACGGCCCCGCCAATCCACAAATGGATGAGACTGGTGGCAACCAACAGTTTTGGCAGCAGTACGCAGATAAGTTCAATGACTCGATTCAAAACGTAATGCGGATGCGTTGTGGTAACTGTTCATTTTTTGATCGTACTCCGGGCATGCTTCAGTGCATCGAAGAAGGGATTGGCAATGAAGGCGACCCTGAGCTTTCTGTTCAGGCGGGAGAGTTGGGGTATTGCCAAGCTCTTGATTTTAAATGTGCCTCCATGCGCGTATGTGTGGTTTGGGCTGGGAGGGTCTGATGTTTTTCTATGATCATGCGATGAGCCGTGATGACTTTGTTGATCATCATCATGAACCAGAGCCCATGGGCGAAATTGATATGATGGATGGCTTGCGCGCGATGGCTTTGTTTAAGCGCAACCCTGGGCCTCTTGATCCCATGGACATCAGTCAGGACGTAAAGGAGGAGCTTTCAACGGCCCCTACAGCCTTTATGGAGCTTTGCGCAGATGGTTTTATCTCTGATGGGCTAAAGCGAGAGATTGAGCAGATGATCAAAGATCGCAGCTTTTACAGCGATCAAACGAAGGCCGAGATTCCATCTGACTTCATGCTTACTTTCAAGGGCCCTGAAGTTCACATGTCCGATGGGTACTCGTACCAGTATGAATACGGGGGTCCAGAAAAAAACATTCCCACAGACAAAGAACTGTACGCTCGCGTAAAAGCGGAAGCTAAGCGTAAGTTCGACGTGTATCCGAGTGTATACGCGAATGCTTGGTTGGTTCGTACCTACAAGAAGCGCGGCGGCGGATACCGCAAGGGGTAGTCATGGCTAGAGGTGGGCTTGGTCGATGGTTTGATGAAGGTTGGGTTGACGTAAAAACCGGCAAACCATGCGGTCGTAAGAAGGGCGAAAAGCGCAAAGGCTATCCCGCTTGTAGGCCTACTAAAAAGGTGTCCAAAAAGACCCCTAAGACTACTGGCGAGATGTCCAAAAAAGACAAACAAAGTTTCGCCAGAAGGAAGACTGGGCCTGAAAGAACAGAGACTGAAGTAGGCAACCCAATGGAAGACAAGTTGCTGGCCAAAAACATGCGCAGGTAATACGGTATGATTCCCAGCGTTTCGTAAAGGAACGTGATTGAGCCTTGGTCGCTGGGTACAGTAAATATGAAAAAAGGAATTAGTAATGAGTGTAAATAAAGCAATCTTGGTTGGCCGGCTTGGCGCAGACCCCGAACTTCGAACAACCGGCGGTGGCACTTCTGTTGTCAACATGCGGATGGCTACGAGTGATCGACGCAAAGAAGGTGACCAGTGGGTTGACCACACAGAGTGGCACAACATCACTGTATGGGGCCGTTCTGCTGAGAATGTGGCCAAGTTTTGCTCTAAAGGCAAAGAACTGTTTGTTGAAGGTCGGATTCAAAGTCGCAAGTACACCGACAAGACTGGCGTTGAACGATACTCAACTGAGATTGTGGCCGACAATATCCGCTTCCTTGGATCCAAGAAAGACTCAAATGATTCGTACCAGAACAGCGGCGGACATAGCTCCAGTTCATCTAACGACGAACACATCCCGTTCTAATCAGAAGAATATATTCTTTCTTTAAATAGTTTAGTAAGTTTACTTATGTATGCTTTTCTTTCGTCCGGCTGAGAAGGAGGGGGAGCATCACTTATTTTTCCTTCTTCTTTGAGTTGTTGAAGGACCTCATTAAACTGTTCGAACGATTTGTTTTGTTTCTTGCGCATATTGGATGTCCTTCTGTATGTGATAATGCATTGAGAGGAGATAAAAATGTCTGACGAAGAGAAGAGTGACGATGTTGTTTTTTTGGGCAGTCGGTCTCGTATCGGCGTAGACGAAGAAACTAACCACGTAGGTCATCCAGACATTGAGAAATGGCTTGAGCCCGGTGACGACTCATTTAATCCATCTGTTCAGCAGAATAAATTTCGTGAGTTGGCCTACCGAATGGCCCGCAGAAACCGATTCTTTCGCGGAGAGTGGTACGAGGCAACTCGTCAGAAAGCATACAATGGTCCTAAAATCAACGAAAGGATTTGGAATCGTTGGTGTGAAGAGGACAAGCGTTTTCGCGAGTGGTTCTATTCAGAGTTTCCCGAAACGCGAGAGTTGTCTGAGGAAGAGTTTAAGATGATGGACGCCCAGTATTGGACGGGCGTTCGTGATGCGATGACAGAAGGTGAAGAGTGGGCCTACCGGCAGTATGCAAAGACTCGATTCGATTCTGCTGCAGCCAAGAAGGACAAGGCCGATAGCGAGGCGATGTCTGAGCTTAGAAATTATTTTGGTAATGGTGGCGGAGACGCCTGGACGATGAAGCCCGGTGAGGCGTAGTGAATGCACATGATAAGAAACTTATTGCTCAATTGGCCCAGAACTCAGGTGAGTTCATTGGTCGATTGAAGATCGTTGATGAGAAAGGCCAAGAAAGGCTTTTCAATACTCCGTTCGCCGAGCAAGTGATGGCTCTTCAAGACTTTGAGTCGGAAGCTGAAACAGTCATTCATTACAAGCCTCGTCAGATTGGCGACACTACGGTGGCTACGGCGTACAACTTTAACTACTTGTACTGGGTTCAAGACCCTGCTCGTTGTTTGGTTGTTGCGGACTCGTATGATTCGACGGATGCTATTTTTGGTCGTGTACGCCACTACTACCGATCTTTGCCTCAAATGCTCAAGAAGCCAATTGAGAGATCAAACAAACGAGAGTTGATCTTCAGAGACAGCATGGCTGGATTTCGATGCATGACGGCAGGCGGTAAGAGTGACGCTCGTGGTTGGACGTATCAGCGTCTTCATGCTGACGAGTTGGCGTTCTGGCCCAACGCAGAAGACGTATGGGCTTCTGTTACGTCAACACTTCACGAAGGTCCTCATAAAAAGATCATCATCATCTCTACTGCCGATGGGCCTGGAAACTTGTTCCACTCGAAAGTACTGAGCGCCATTGAGGCCAAGCAGCGAGGCGATAAGTCTGTTCGCTTTCGATTCTTCAAATGGTCGGATCACTTGGCGTACCAATCAGATGTTCCCGATGGTTGGGAGCCTGATCAAGAAGAGTGGTTGCTTGGTCAACAGCACAACCTTTCGATGCGTCAGTTGTACTGGCGGCATGACAAGATTCACGGTGTCAACGGCATCGGCATACGTCGGTTCAGGCGAGAGTACCCACTTACAATCGAGGACGGCTTTGCCATTCACGATGGCAGTTGGTTCGATACAGACTATTTGAACTCTGTTTTGTCCTCTCTAAAGCCTGTAGAAGGCGAGTTGAGGATCTACGAAAGGCCTTACCCTGGAATGAACTATGCCGTTGGTGTAGACCCATCCTGGTGCAATGGCGGAGACTATGCTGTGGCTCAAGTGTTGAGCGCAGATGGCCGTCAAGTGGCCACTTTGTCTATGAACCATGGTGGTGAGATTTTGTTTGCTCAGAAGGCTGTTGAGCTTTCAATGCACTACAACAAGGCTCGTACGCTGATTGAAGCGAACACCGGGGGAGCAGGACCTGTTGTGATTCGAGAGTTTCAAAAAGCCGGTCTTCCCTTGTGGTACAAACCTGCGGCTCCAGGGCAGGCAGCCAACAAGGTTCCAAAGTTCTGGACCACAACTCGCGGAAACAAAGAAGAGGCTTACGCTCATCTTAGACAGATGGTTAATAGTGATTCTCTAACTTTAAACGACTTATCCACAGTTCAAGAGTTGATGCACATACGTGAACACAATGGTAAAATCGAGGGACAAGATGGATACCACGATGACCATTGCGATGCGTTAATGTTGGCTGAGTGGAATCGTCGCAAGATGCCCCAGGCTAAGGAAGTTCCCAAAAGAGGAACGAAGAGATATCATGCACGCAGAAATCCTTTTAATGTCATGAGCGGAGCGAAGGTCTCGTGAAGAATAACGATCAAATCAACCCGAAGCTGATTCACGAGTTTGTTCGAGCCCACGACCGTCATGCGCGAATGAACCGCAAGGACTGGTCACTCTACAAGCACACCTACATGACTCGCTATTGGGAGTACATGACTGGCGACGACATGCCCAAGCGCAATCGTCGTTTGCGGGAAGTCGAGGTTGAGGTCAACCGTCTGTGGGGTGTGATCACCTCATACCTCTCGGCCCTGTATCCAAGAGCCAGTCGAGTGATTCTTGGTTCTGACCCTGCTGGTAATGGAGATCCACAAAAGGCTGAGCTTGCGGTCAACCGTATGCTTTCCAGTCGTAAGATTCACGAACGAGTGATGACTGCTCTACGTCAGTCTCTTTTGTACCCAGGATCTGGCATAAAGGTTGGATACCACCATGGTCGTGGAAGCCCCTTGGACCGTGTATGGATGCGGGTAATCCCTGTATGGGAGATGCTGCTCGACACTGAAGTCTCAGACGTAGACGATGAGCGTTTCCGTGGTCACCTGTATTACCGACCAAAGATTGAAGTCGAGCGAGAGTACGGTCTCTCAAATTTGTCTGGAACTCGTCGAGTTGACTTCTTGTCTGCATCTGATGCGGTGAGCGACGACTACAAGAACCGAAAGCGGTATGAAGTTGCCGAAGAGGACAACAACTTTGTTCGTGTCCTTGAGTTCTGCAATCTCGTGGATCACTACCAAGATCCAGAAAACCCTGACATCAAATACGAGGGCCGTCTTGAGATCTACGTCCTTGGTCAAGGGAACGATTCCAAGAAGCCAGCTTACGTTGGACCGCTCCCATTCGTTCGTCACGATGGCGAACCAATGGCTCACATTGTACCGCTGATCTTCAACTATGAGCCTGAGTTCCCTCTTCGCGGGATTGCTCACGTCAAACGATTGATGCCTCAGTTCAAGGAATTGAACGCATACCGGTCGTACATGGCCATGGCTACACGCAAAGACACTCGTCAGTACGTCACGCGAAAAGGCACCTTCAATGCAGATGAGATGACTCTCCTGACTGAGGGTCACGACGGATTGATTCTTGAAGTTGATTCAGGATACGAGCGGCCACTAAATGACGCAATCATACCCGTCGTTAACGCCCCGATCTCAAGCAACATCCAGGCCTATGTCCGTGATGTCGAGACTGATATCGAGCGAGTCATTGGGACCAGCCCAGCTTCACGCGGCATCGTAACCAAAGCAACTGCATTCGAAGTTGAGACGGTTCAACAGTACACTGAGTCTGAATTTGGTCTGCATGCGGCCATCAAAGACCAGTGGCTCTCTGCCCTCACCGAGTTGATGCTTCGTGCTCTTGTTTCTTGCATGCAAGACGATGGAGACAGTGCTGGCGCCTATGAGGCTCAGAAAGTTGATGTTGGCGAAGTCGGCGCAATTCCTCAAGAGGACCAGTCTGGGCCCGAAAAGAATGTTGAGCCTGAGGTCTTTGATAAAGCAAGAATCAAAAGTCTTGCTGAAATTGCTGAGATTGATGTTGAGTCTGATGACTTCAAAGACTTGGCTTCTCAAATTACAGGCAAACGTGAACTTGATGACATGAATGATGAAGAGTTGAGTTTACTTGGCTCCACTCTTTCTGGCAGAACATCAGAAATCACAGAAGAAAAAGATCAACGAGAGCAAGAGCAAGTGGACATAGCCCTTGTTCGAAACACGTCCTCGATGCAGGAGCCCTTTGTTGATGAGGATGTTGTTTCCGATCTCGGTGTTGATGAGGAAGATGGCGAGTACACGGTCAAACAAGAAACCATCATCCTTCGTGAGCGAAACGAGCAGATGGTCGTCACGGTCGAAGATCTTGATGCCAATTTTGAAATCAGCTTTGTTGAGGGCGGAAGGACGCCACTCAGTGACGCTGCCATGCAGCAAAACCTCGTCGCTCTCATGCAGCCTTACATGGCACTTTGGGACGCAGCAACGAAAGGTGGACCGCAAGGCATAATCGCCAAAAACTACATGCAAGTTCTTGCTGATCGATTTGATCTGCCGAAAGACCTTCACCCTGATGAGTTGAAATCAGAACTTGATGAAGAGCAGAAAGAATCTAAAGAATCCAAAAAAGATCAGGTAAAACCTAAAGAATCTAAAGATCCCGAAGTTCCTCAAGAAGCCCAGGCTCCACCTGAAGAAGCTCAAGTCCCACCAGAAGAAGCCCAGGCTCCCCCTGAAGAGTCGGTCCCGGCAGGTCCTGAACAACCACCCACTGACCCGGCACAAATGTTGGAACAGATTTCTCAACTGCCCCCAGGTGAAGCAATCGAGGCACTGAAGCAAGTGTTTGGAAACCAGCCGGAGATTATTCAAGTGCTTGATCAGATCTCTCAAATGCCACCAGAGCAACAGGGTGAGGCCATTCAACAGGTATTGGAGGCAGCTAGTGCCAACGTATAGTTACCAATGCGGCAAATGCAGCCATGAACAAGACCACGCTTGTCGCTTTTCAAGCCGTCCTGAGTCTATTGACTGCTCAGAGTGTGGGTCGCAATCAAAGCGTGTGTTCCGAGTTTCCAACGCTCAGTCGAATGACCCTCAAAACAGGGCAGAGAAAAAATCCACAAAAACTCCCGGCCTAGCTATGCACTTATATATGTGCAAAGACTGCAACCATAAGTTCGATGAGGTTGTAGATTTTGGAAAGGGTCAACATTTTGAAGATAAACAGAAATGTCCAGAGTGTTCATCTATGAACTCTAAATGGGTTCCGATGGCCAGAATCGATAGATTCAGTGAACAGTTTCCATACTTTGATCGTGGACTTGGTGTAATGTTGATGAGCAAGCAACATCGACGCGATGTTTGCAAAGAACGAGGGCTGACACCTGTTGATGGTGACTGGAACATCCAAAAAGAATACGATAAGTGGGACGTAAGGCAAGAAAAAGAGATAAAAGAATATAATGATTACGTCGATCGGTTAGATAACCACCCAGCATTTAGACAACATCGTGAAGCTCTCGACAAGGAAGATAGGAGATAGCATGTACGGAAAAGAATACGGACAACCAGCCGAGGGTGAGGCCCCAGCCCCACCACCAGCCGAAGCCGAAGCGGCCCCAGCTTCTCCCGAGCAAGATGTAGAGGCTCAACTTGATGAGCTTGCTCGTTCAGCGCCACCACCGACCAAGCCGTTTACCGTCAAGGCGCTTGAGTCAATGGTGAAGATCTTCAACGATACGTTGTCAAAGATCTCAGATGCTGAAATGCCAGAAATCGAACTTGATTCAAGTGCTGCTGATGGTGGAAAGCTTAATGCGCCACTTCCGCCAGATGTTTTTTTGGCCTTGCTTGCTATTTCCCAACTTGTTGGAATGGTTGCGGGTGGAGAGTTTGAGGGTAAGTACGGATTTGATCCATTCTCCATCGTTACAGATACTGATGTTCGCAAGGTAAGTGCGCAACTGAAGATGATGGGCAAAGATAAGAAGTTCGTCGAGGCCGTTGCAGCACTTCAAGAAGGTGCTGAAGCCCCCGGTGATGAGGGTCCAGAGGATGCCGAAATGTCTCCACCCCCTACTGAGATGGGTGATGACGACGCAATGCTTGCGTCAGAGATGCAGTAAATTTTTGTATTTTATTGTTGATTTAACTTATAGAGTGGTAGATTTAAAAATCAAAGGAGATGTTTGTGCAAGACGAATTTACAAGTGACGTAGAGCCTGACCTTTCGGCAGGAACTACTGGGTTGTTGGACGATCAAGAAAGTAGCCTTGAATCGGACCAATCCACATCTGACTTCTCGGATGCCAACGAATCAGAATCGCCAGAATTTTCAAGTTCTGACGCACTGGCCGTTGATTCCAGCGTCAATGAAAAATCGTTTGATCCTCTTTTCTCTTCAATCGAAGATGAAGAACTTAAAACAGACGACTTTTACTCCAACATTAGCGAACAAGACATCAAGGAACTTCCAACGGTTGCTCGACGGATGCTTCACAACTTTCGTGTTGCCTACAAGCAACGGCAAAACGAGTTGGATTCATCTCACGCACAACGTGTTGAGAAGTACTCAAAAAGAGAGAGCCAAATTCAAAGCTTGGAACGAGATTTTGCTCGTCGACAAGCTGAGTTTGCGTCAATCATTGACGACCCACGGATTAAAGAAACACTTAGTGCTGATGAATCAGAAATGCCCGACATCATGTCGGAGGAAGGAATTCAAGCTCGAATCAATCGCGGCGTAGCCGAAGCGGTTCGAGGCGTGTTCCAACCAATGCAGGAAGTTTCGTCTCAGCGTCGGCAAGAGAGCGCATACCTTGATTTCTTGGAGTCACATCCAGAAATGAAGGAGCCTGCGTTTAAAAAGCAAGTTGCCAAGATGGTTGCTGATCGGAGAGAATCCGACTCGCCTCTTTCCACCCAAGATGCATACGAGCTAGTTCGCGCTCGTCGTGTCATGGGTGAGCAACGTAAGCGCGCTGAAAGAGAACGTCGCGCTAGAGCGGATGCCGCTCGTCGAGTGCAACGTAGTTCTGTGAGTGGGTCGCCAGATTCCGCTGAGATTCCCCCTGATGTCAAGAAGCAAGGTGCTGCTTCGATTGCTGCTTGGCTACAGTCCAACCCCGAAGCTGCAAAAGCCTTTTCAAATAACCGCTAATAGGAGCCTAAAATGGCCACCACTGACCTGACTATTGGAAACGAACTGCTTTCCACCACCATGCACATCCTGATGAAGGACTTTCGTGACAACGTTCACGAGTCTGTCGCCTTCCTTGATGCTCAAGAACGCATTCACGGTGCTGGCAAGCCAGTTCAAGCCGGTGGTTCGCGAATCGTAGTCCCTCTGGGCTTCGGTGAGCACTCTTCGACCACTCGTATGCAAACTGGTTTTGAGCGCATCGACCTTAGTGTCGAAGACGTGTTCAAGCCCGCTCAGTACGACTTCGGTCACGTTGTTCGCCCTGTCGCTATCTCCTCGGAAGAAGAGATGGTCAACCAAGGTGACGCTGCTGTGCTCTCCATCCTCGAAAGCCGCGTGATGATGACCGCTAACGCTCTCAAGCGTGAGTTCGTCAAGCAAATCGTCAAGGGCAACCAAACTGGCTGGGAAGACTGGAATACCCTCAACGGTATCGACGTTACTACTGGCGACCACCAAGGATTCCTTGAAGACTTGGCCGTTGGTGCTCAAGTCAACGCTGTTGGTGGTGTTGACAAGGGTGACTACCAAGACAAGACCGGTTGGCAGAACCAACGCTTTGATGGCGCTGGATCTTTCAACGCTAACGGCCTTGCTGGTCTGTACGACCTGCTTGTCGAAATCAACGCTGTGTCGCCATCTGGCGCTCCAAACGTGATTCTTGCTTCCCGCGCTGGATTCAAGAACCTCAAGCGCGCCCTTTCGGCTCACGAGCGTTACGTCGACCAGTCTCAGATTGATGGTGGTCGCATGGTAGAAATGTTCCAAGGCATTCCAATCAACGTTGAGTACAACATGCCCAACGCTGGTGGTGCTTCGGGTACGACTGCTGATCCAATCAGCTTCTACTTCCTGAACATGAACGACATCTACACCCTTTGGGATCCCAAGGGCTACTTCGACCTCTCGGACTTCGAGACTGTGTCGGGTGAGTACGACGTTCGCGCTGCTAAGCTCCGGTGCCGTGGTCAACTGATCGCCAAGCACCTTGGTTCTAGCGGTATTGCATTCGACCTGGAAACCTTCTAGGTCATCCTGATTGGGTGGGGTTCATGTCGAGCCCCACCCTATTTCATAGCCATATAGTCAAAAGAGGGAGGACAACATGGCAATTCATAAAATCGATGGTGTCGATGGTGACGCCAATTATCCGAAAAAGTTTGTAGAGCTTTACTGTTCAGGTGCCGTAACAAAAGGCCAATGGGTATCTATTACAGATACAACCAGCCCGAACGGTCGAGGCCAAACGGTTGCTGTTGCGGCAAAAGGACCCGCCAACGCAGAGCCAATCGCTCTTGTTATTGGTGTTGCTGCTGAAACTAAAACTGCTGCCGGTAATCTGCGAATTCAGACAGCCGGATATTGTGAAGGTGTTTCAGTAGAAGCCGGTGTTGCATTCGGTGATGCTCTTGTTGGGCCTGTTGCTGATACAACATCAACAGGAATGGCCGACAAGCTTACTGCGGCTATTTTTGGACCCGTTATTGCTGGTGCATTGACTGCCACTTCAAGTGATACAGCTACAGTTATGATCGTCGATCAAGGCTACTTCTAAGCCATAATCGCTACCGGACCTCGGTCCATTCTCGGCTGCTGGGGTATACTTCTCCAGCAGCCGTTTTCTTTTTTGGAGCCCAACGTGAATCTCAAAGAAATCCGCGAAGAAATCAACTCTGCGTTGGACTACAACCCAGACTTGAAGCAATACGATGATCGGTTGAGCCGTGTCATCAACCGGCACTACTTGCAGATCTCCAGCCAGTACCAATGGTTGTTCATGCAAAAGCGCCATGTATTCATTCTGAGGCAGGACATTACCGCAGGAAGTGCCGATACCATCATCTCTGACGGCGGACGCCTTGTGACGCTTTCTACGTCCACTGGCGCTGGTGTTAAGAACCTGCCTTCAGATATTGTTGGGCAGACTTTGGTCATCGACAACATTGAATACTTGATCACGCATTATCGAGATGCCAGATCATTTGTTGTGGATTCTCCCGTACCTGAGGGAAACCACGCATCTTGGACAATCAAGTACATCACGTACCCCATGCCGAGAGATTCAATCGAAATCATGGGAATCATGGATCGCGGAATCAAGCAGAGTGAAACTCTCTCTTATTCTACCGACTCAACCACAAGTACATTGACCGGGCCAAATCGTGGTCGATTCATGTTTCTTGATGCACGAAAAGAAGAGTATCTGTACCTGGATCGTGCTGATACCGGCGAGCCTTTCGTCAGCATTGAAGAAATGCACAGTAACCTGAGGCCTCCCGACTATGCACCGTTTGTAGCTGCTGACAAGCGACCAACTGGTGTCGTAGATGCAACAGCAATACCGGGCGCAACATACGAGTACTGCTACACCTTCCTGTACGCAGGAAAAGAAAGCCCACCATCAGAGATTGCAACTGCAACAATTAATGAAGGAACTTCATTCTCAACGATTCGATTACAGAAGTTGTTCGATACAAGAGCAAACTATTCATCAGCATCAATCGATAGATCAACTGGAAGATATAAGAAAATATACAGACGAATCATCAAGCCTAAAGACATGTCAACAGTTTCATTGTCTAGACTTGAAACCGGAGTTGGTCCGTGGAGACACATTGCCACTGTTGGTGAAGGAACAACTGCTTATCGAGATGATTTTCTAGAATTGACTGGGACCACTGACGGGTCAGGATCAACCGATGCGAAGATCAGTCCATCTGGAGATTTGTTCGATCATTCACACTTGAACGAGATTGGTCCTCGTCAATACTTGAGATTCTGGTACACGCCGAAAAGCGACTACCCTGTTGAAGCTCGGTATCACCGTCGCCCATTGCGTTTGGTTAATGATGCTGATTGTCCTGAATGGCCCGTTCAATACCACCACTACCTGGTTTACGCGGCCCTCAAGGACATCTCTATGCAGCACGGCATGGCCACGTACAGTCAGCTTTACGAAGCTCGCGCTCAACAACTGATGGAGCGCATGAAGAGTAAGTATCTTTCACGAACCGATAGAATGTACATTCGTCGTGGATTTGATCGAGCCATGGCCGATCGCGAACGATTTGGCATCCCGAGTAAATCATGAAAACACAGAAATTTGAAGTTGCTCGTCTTCGTGGAATGGATCAGCGTTGGCGCGTTAGTGCCGACTCTGCTGCTCAAATCAAAGAGATGTCGTGGGACAGTTACGATGGCTGGAAAAACGCTGGAGCCTACGACCTAATTACTTATGGCGACTACGATTGGGGTTTCAATCACTCTGAAATTACTTCAATTCACTTTTTGTCTCGACACAATGGTTCTCAAAGATCGATTATTTTTGAGGATGGCAAAGGCGCTTTGCTCAAGCTGAAGACATCTAATTTTGACCGATTGAGTTCATCGATTACGGCAAAGCCATTCGATACCCTCATAGACCTTGAAGGTAAATTATTTAGTGGAACCTCATCCGCTACGGCTCGAAAGCGATTCGTACCCACCACATCTTCGATCGGATCCCAAAGCGTTGCATTTGGTGGTCGTTTGTATTTGGTCAACGGTGTTGATGAACCTTCTGTTTTCGATGGTCGCTATGTATCTCCTGCCGGATTTTCAACTCAACCAGCATCACCATCTGCGACTGTTGTGTTCCGAGAGTACTACAACGAGGCTGTCGATGACCATGAGGTAAATGAGACCAGATACATGCTTGGAACCCGAATCAAAGGTCAAGGTTTAGGTAGCCTTAAACCAAAAGGGGCAAAAACAGGAAAAACAGGAATACTAGAACAAAACAGATGGTTGGATGCCAAAGTTTGTGGCTACCAGTATCGCGTAAGTTTCGTAAACAACCGTGGCCAAGAAAGCCCATTGTCTGATCCCAGCAACATTTGCCAGTTCGAGTGCTGTAATGGATTCAGGCGTTTTACGGCTCTGACTCTTCCAATCGGTGGACCCGAGGTTGTCGCTCGAAGGATTTACAGAACACGAGACATTTTTGATGATTTCGGCAACGCGATTAGTTCTGAAATTGGTCGAAACTTCCACTTTCTAAAGGAAGTTCAAGACAATGAAACGAGCATTATTGAAGACGGCATTTCCGATTCCAACCTTGGCGGAATTCGTGACCCTGAAGATTTTGGAGCATTTCCTGCTCAAGCCAAATACATCGCATCATTCAAGAACACAATTTTTGTTGCCGGCATGCCGAACAACTTGATTCGGTTCAGTGCTCCCGGAACTCCAGAAGTATTCCCTCGTGACAATGTCTTTGATATTGGTGACGCGGATGCTGGTGAAATAACTGGCCTGTATGCAACCACAAACGCTTTGGTCGTGTTCAAGGAGCACGGGATCTTCTTTATCAAGGGAAGCCCTCAGGCGGGGTTTGTAGCCCAAACACTGACCAGAGACATTGGCTGCATTGCTCCCAACTCAATTAAAGATGTTCCTCAGACCGGCCTCGTGTTTCTGTCGAGCAGTGGAGTTCATGTTGTTCGAGGGATGCTTGAAGACACGAATGCACCAACAATGGTTGTTGAACTAAGCACACCAATCAAAGATTTGGTTGAAAGGATTGGATTTTCAGCCGCTGGATCTGCTGTTGGGTGCTTGAATCGAAACAACAAAGAGTATTGGCTTTCTGTTCCAACAATTGGGAAGAAGAACAATCTCCTATTGGTCTGGCACTATGAGGTTGGCGCTTGGAGCTTTAGGGAAAACTACCCGATTCAATGCGCAACTGAAGTGCGTGGCCGAAAGCCATACGTGTTTTTTGGATCACATGACCTTGAAAACTCTCCCGGCATTCACGTTTACACTGACTTTTACAGAAAGAAAAACGAGCTTGGCTCTGAGTCATCTTTAGGCCTTAGTCAGGATGACGGACCTGTAATTGAGTCGTATACGGCAACGTTGGATTATCCGTTGTACGAAACGTCACCGATTTCATTCAGCAGTGTTTTTTCAGCAGTTCAAGTTGGGTACATAAATTGCTATGCAGTGGCGTATGGAAACGAAGACTTAAAAACAAACTTTAAAGTCAATCGCTCATCAACTGTAAGCCTGTCTGAAAATAAAGGCAGGAAACAACAACACGTTGACGGATCTGAACAGATGCCGGTTTACGGAGGTGAAGGGCTTCCTTCTTCTTCTGATGTTGCACGGTTTGACCGTGGAGATGTCTGGGGTTTTCACCGGCCAATTGTGATTCGTTACGACGTGAGCCACATGCACAAAGCACTGACTACTGAGTTTGCCATTCAGTTTTTGCAAGACGATAAAAATTTATTCCCAAATCGCATGATGATTGTCGGGTGGAGTGCGGACGTTAAAGTCGGAGAGCAACGCAACATTCGAATGATGACGGATGTTTTGACCGCCGATAAGAGGTAGAAATGTCGATAAAATTTCCAACACGTCGTCCTGACGCTGGTGAGATTGCTCATCCTGACGATTTGAATCTCAACTTCAAAGAATTTGTTGATGAGTTGAATGGGAACATTGATTCAGACAATCTTAGAGACCCTGAAACGGGAGATAGGATTGAAAAAGATTGCTTTGCCGTAGGTTCTTTTTCAGAGTGTTTTCAGTCATCTTTTGATGCTGTTGACAGTCCAAGCTCTAGATTTCAATGCAGTCATTCTACAACTGCATTTATATCAAAAGACGACAATGATGTTCAGCTTCCATTTGTTGAGTTCGATGCAGAATCAGATGGTTGGATTATAGTTGATTTCGCTGTTTCTCACATATGGGAAGGAAATGGCTTTGTAAGCGAAGATGAAGCGAAGATATTCATGACGGTTGATCGAGAACACTTTCAACCATTTCAAGGATTTTCAGAAGGCGATGATATTCTTGGCAATCCGCTTCATGATCCTCCAGGTGGATGGCTGGCTGCAAGCGGAAGCTCAATTACTGGATTGGACAACAGTGTAGGGCCAATCGGTAGTCATGACCCCCCTGGATATTTTTTCCCCGAAGAAGCAGACAAAGTTTTTAAACATAAAAATTACCCTCAAGGCCGATGGATTGCAAAACCTATTGATCGATACGCAGTGCAATATAAAGTTGAAGTAAACGGAAATGATATTTCGGAAAGCGGATGGCTTTTCAATGGAAATCAACGCCAGGGGGTGTACCTCTGCGGCTGTATACCAGTGGTTGCTGGGAAGAATAAAGTTGTTGTATCAGTTCGGGCCGTTTCCCATTTTGAGTTGAAAGCGAGTACTCTTGGAATCGGCGCCGTATTCGATGATGAGGTTGGAAAGTATACTCCGAAGCAAACTGAAGTTACTCTTGATGGAACATCACCTTTGCCTGATCGAACGGAAATTTCTTCGAGTTCATTTTCCATCCCAAGCTCTCAAAACCCATCAAAAATAAAGATCGGAATTGATTGTTTTATACAGTCATCAAACTTGGTGATTCAATACAGGAAAGCCTAATGGGCAGAATAAAACTTCCAGAGTTTAAAGAAAACGAACAAATTACTTCGGATCAATTCAACGAAGTAAATGATGCGTTTCAACAGTTCACCGTCAATGGCGAAAACTTGGCCAACGAAGCCATCAACGAGTCAATGGTTGAAGACGAGTCTGCTTTTGGATCCGTCCAGTCAGCCGGTGTTACTGTTTTAAATATCGACCCAGTTTCATCAAGTGATACCACCAACTGGAGAGAAAGCAGAAGAAACTGGATGTTCAGTGCAACATCATCAAGAGGAGCAATTACTGTTCCTACTATTACAAAAGATGACAACGTTTTAGTAAGGGCAAGCTGTAGACTTAAAATACCAGACGTTGGTGCAAAAACGTTTTTTTCCGGTAGAACTCCAATAGTAAAGTTGATGCTTGCTTATAGAACCAATGTAGATGAAACTACTGGTGACGATACAGGTTGGATCTTTTTAAATGAGACTTGCCAAGAATTCAGAATGGCATTCAGCACTAAGATTCCAAGTGACTCCAGCCTTTCAGAACTGACCGCAATTCAATCGGGCGCAACCATTGAAGGATTACCTCTTGGGTCACCTTATATTACCCTTTGGGGAGACCGTGGACTGATGGGTCTTACTTCGACCACTAGAGAAAGAGACGTTGACAGTACTGGTTTCCGAAAAGTACACAGAGATACTACTGACCCGTCAGAAACTAGTGAGTCTAGATATAGTTTAGGATTCAGAGACCACAACAGTCTTCATGGTGATTTTTCGTACACAACAGGATATCTTTTTAATACAAACACAGACATAACAAATGTTCAATTTGCTCTGTGGGGGTCATTTTATGGATTCGATCCTGGTGGCGGAAACTCAAGTGCTGGAACCACTGGAAAAATTCGAGGTTGTTTGAAGCCTGTGTTCGAAAAATTCGAACTTAGAGATTTCAACATATACGGATACAAAATTAAAAATTCTAGAACATAACGAG